GACGAGGGCATTTCGGAGCTAAAAAAGAGCCTTGAGCGTGAGAAACAGGCACGCGCAGAGGCTGAGAGGCGCGCAATAGCGGCGCAAAAGCAGGCCGCTGAGGCGCAAGAGAACACTGCAGAGGCACAATATCAGCTTGTGTCTAACGCCCTTGAGACTGTTAAGGAGCGCGCAGAGGCATTGAAGGCGGCATATGCTGAATCAATGCAGGTTGGCGACTACGCCAAGGCTGCAGAGATCCAAAATGCCATGACCGTCAATGCAACTCAGTTGGAGAAGCTGAAAGACGGCAAGAAGGCGATGAAAAGGCAGCTCAAGGACGCAGAAAGCGCCCCAGTTGCACCTCAGCCGCAAGGCGACATCGTCGAACAGATAGCGGCCAACGTAACTGAACGCTCCGCGGCTTGGTTGCGTGAGTCAAAGGAGTATTTGAAGAGCGAGAGAGACGTCCGAAAGATGTATCGCGCTCACGAGGACGCCATTGACGACGGCATTGTGCCTGACACGGATGAATATTTTGAGTTTATCGAGAACCGTCTCGGTATGCGCAAAAAAGTAGACCGTGCCGAGGACGTTGAAAGCCCACTTTCTGCTGCGGCTGCTCCCGCACCACGAAAGGCGCCTCAGCCACCGCCAGCTCCTGTCTCGCGCAGCACGCAACGTCCAAATGTCATGCGCCTAACAGCTGCAGAGGCGGACATGGCGTCGTCTTTGGGTATGACGCCTGAAGAATACGCAAAGAACAAAGCACTTGCCATGAAAGAGGGCCGCTACGGCCACTAAAGGAATTGATCTATGAACACGACGACTGAAGGCCGCGGCATACGCGGAGGTAAATTCTCTGGGCTGGCAAAGGCTGTGGCCACAGAGACGGTTGATGAGTTGCGTCCGCCTGTGAGGGAGGAAGACCCACGGGCGCGAGCCAAACAACGCGCTGACGAGCTTCGTGGACACCTTGGCGATGTTGTTGACGGCACGGATGACTTTTATATTCCCGAAGACGTTATCCCTGATGGGTGGACGTATGAGTGGAAGCGACACACTACTTACGGTGCTGAAGATCCAACTTATCAAGTTGCTCTTGCTCGTTCTGGCTGGACAGCCGTTCCTGCAACACGCCACCCGGAGATGATGCCTCACAATACAGAAAGCCGAACGATCCTACGCAAAGGCATGATCCTTATGGAATGCCCCAAGGAAATTATTGACGAGCGTAAGGATGCTGAATTGCGCAAGGCAAGGCTGCAGGTGAGGGCTAAAGAGCAACAGCTTTCTGGAACGCCTGACGGCACGATGACGAGAGACCACGCTAAGGCGCGACCACAAATTAAAAAGTCTTATGAGGCAATGCCGATTCCAAAAGAGTGAGATCACAAAAGAGGGGCGCGTCAAGCGCCCCCTTTACTTTTAGTTTGCAAATATGCGATAATGTGTGCAAGTCATTAAATTGACCTGAGCCTCCCCGGCGTGAGGCATTAACTATTCCCGGTTCTATAGTCGCCCCGGTGCGCGATGACAGAGCCTCCTGTAAAAAGGAGATTCCGTTATGGCGAATACAAGTGCGCCTTTCGGTTTTAGACAATATGCAGGGAACGGTTCTGCTCCTACTTACGAGCAAGTCCGTTATCCTATCGCATACAACTCTACGAATATCTTTTTTGGCGACCCTGTAACGGCTGTCAGTGACGGCACAGTTACTCAGTCTGCCAGCACCAGCACACCAGCTGCTCTCGGCATCGCTGGCGTATTTGTTGGCTGTCAGTATTTGTCCACGGTTCAGAAAAGAACTGTTTGGTCAAACTACTATCCGGGCGGCACTGATCCAGCTACTGGCTCAATTTACGCCTACATCGTAAATGACCCTAATGCGAAGTTTGTTGTTCAGTCTGACGCCACGGGCATCGCGCTCGCTGACGTGAATGCCACCATTGGCTTCGTGATTGGCAGTGGCAATACCTCGACGGGTATTTCTGCCGCTTATCTCGACACCACGACGTTGCAGACTGGCACGCTTGCGAACTTCCCATTCAAGATTGTTGGTGTCATCAACGATCCTCCGGGAGCTCAAGGCACGCTGTCGAACGGACAGGCATATGATAATGCCATTGTCATGTTCAACAACGTCTTCACCCGCAACTTCCAAGGCGTCTAACAAGGAGTAAGGACCAATGGCTGTTAATCTCTCTGCCATTAAAGACCTCCTCCTTCCGGGCCTCCGGGGGATTGAGGGTAAATATGAGATGATTCCATCTCAGTATGACAAGATCTTCACGAAGCATGATTCCAAAATGGCGCTTGAGCGCACTGCGGAAATGCGCTTCTTGGGTCTTGCTCAGTTGAAGACTGAAGGTGGCCAGACCGCTTTCGACAACTCAGCTGGTGAGCGTTACATCTACAACCAAGAGCACACAGAAATTGCTCTCGGTTATGCGATTACGCGCAAAGCAATCGACGACAACCTGTATAAATCACAGTTCATGCCGTCAAACCTTGGCCTCGTTGAATCTTTCCATCAGACGAAAGAGATCTACGGCGCTAACATTCTGAACACGGCAACGACGTATAACGCCTCTGTTGGCGGCGACGGTCAGGCACTCTGCTCGACTGCGCATCCAATCGATGGCGCTACTGTCGCTAACACGCCATCAGTTCAAGTTGATCTTAACGAGGCTACGTTGCTGAATAGCATGATTGCTATCCGCACGAACTTCAAAGACCAAGCTGGCCTGAAAGTGTTTGCTCGTGGTCGTCGTCTGGTTGTTCCGCCTCAGTTGGAGCCAGTTGCTATCCGTCTTACAAAGACTGAACTGCGCCCCGGCACGTCAGACAATGACGTGAACGCCATCATGATGACTGCAGGTGGTTTGCCAGAAGGTTATATGGTGAACGACTTCTTGACGTCTTCGTATGCTTGGTTCTTGCTAACCAACATCGACGGCCTGTCATATATGGAGCGCGTAAAGTTCGAATCAGATATGCAGGTAGACTTCGTCACAGACAACCTACTTGTCAAGGGTTATGAGCGTTACAGCTTCGGATACTACAACTGGCGTTCAATTTACGGCAACTTCCCAACGTCGTAAGGAGGAAGTAAAATGGCTCATGCTTCTTTCTCCGGTCCATTGATTGTGTTCGGGCAAAACCCGACACAGCCTTCGGATTACAACCCAGACATCGGTGGCTCGTCCCTGTTTAATGCAGGGACGGGTATCTTAGATCCACGCATCCCATACACCTATTTCCCCGGCGAAGCTCAACCTGCGCCGGACTTTGGGTGGCTCGGCGTGGACAACATCACGACCTTGAGTGCTGTTCCTTACACAGCGTCTGCTACGGCTATTGTCGCGTCAGCTGCTGCTACAAGTGCAACGCTTACTTTGGTCTCTGCTGCATCTTCAACTACCGGCGTATATCCTTCGACGGTGTTTGTTCGTGCAGATACTGGTGCGACTGATACGGTCCTCGCTCTTGATGCTTATGCATCAGTAACGGGCTCCTTCAGCAATGGTGTTCTCACGATCACCACCTCTACCAATCAGATGCCAATTGGTCCCGGTATGGTTGTTCTGACGACTTCGGGAACGGTTTCTCAGGGAACTGTTGCTGGAACGCAGATCGTATCGCAGCTGACGACAACCGGCACATACTCGACGGTTTCTCAGGGCACGACGGGCACTTATCAGACGAACGGCAATTTGACGGCGACTTCTGGCACGGTAACACTTGCCTATCAGACGCCCGGCCAGTGTGCAGTTCCTAATAATGCTCAGACACCGGGTATCTACAATTGGAGCCCACAGGCTCTTCTTGGTCGTGCGGTCACGGTTACGGCTGCTTCAGGTGCTACAGCTACGACAGCAACTGTCTCTGGCTATGACATCTACGGATACCCAATGACGCAGGCTCTTACGATCTCTGCGGGTGGTGTTGTTACCAGCACAAAGGCGTTCAAATACATCAAGTCAGTTGTTCTTAATGCTGCTGACTCTGGCCATAACTACTCTGTAGGAACGGCTGATGTGTTTGGGTTTCCACTGCGGTCTGATACGTTTGGTGACGTTATCATTAACTATGCAGCGTCACTGGTTGGCACGACATTGATCACTGCCGCCACAAACTATCTGCCTGCAGATAGAACAACGCCTAGCTCGACAACAAATGATGTTCGTGGAACCTTTGCTGCTACTTCAAGCAGCGGAGCAAATAAGCTGATTGTTCGCCAGTCTCCACAGGCTTACATGACGCCATATACAACTGGCCTGTTTGGTCTTACTCAGGCTTAAGAAAGGGCTCTCAAATGGTATCTCAGACTAAAGATCCAGATGCTAAGGGCTCACGCAAGAGCCTTTATAATGCTGAAAACAGCCACACAGCTGAAGAGGCATTTAAGTCAACGCAAACGCCTCCTTTCAAAAAAGGCGGTCGTGCTAAAAAAGCTGCGGGTGGTTGTGGCGTAATGTCCACGGCTGCTAAGGGACGCAAGGGCCGCGCAAGCGGCGGCGGCGTCTTCTCCTCAGCTGCTCAAGGCAAACCACGCGGTCCGGCTTCTCATTATTGAGATTTGTCGGTGCTAAAGTCGACGAGG